ATACGAGGCTGAGAGCCTGCGCACGAGCACTTCTTCGGCCGTCGCATCTGGAGGTGCAGCATGAACCGCACCTTCCCCGATTTCGTTCTTTCAATCCCTGCCGGCCAACTCGCGGAGCAGTCTAGCGAGTCGCTGTTCCAGCTCAAGAACGACGCCACTGATCTCCTGGCCACCACCAAGGCCATCGTCAATCAGATCGACCGCGCGCTGGAACTCAAGTATGCCGACCGCGCCCGTCAACTTCGTCTGGCCGCTGGCAAGGACACGGGCATCGTGCACTTCGATGACGGCCACGTTCGGATAACCGCCGACCTCCCCAAGAAGGTCGAGTGGGATCAAGCCCGGCTGCGCGACATCACGCAGCGCATTGCCGCCAACGGCGATGACCCATCCGAGTACGTGGACATCAGCTACCGCGTCTCGGAAACGAAGTTCACGGCGTGGCCCGAGTCGCTCAAGAGCGCCTTCTCGCCGGCACGCACCCTCAAAACCGGCAAACCCGACTTCCGTCTCGCGTTGCTACAGGAGTGAACCCCATGAAGACCAACCCTACTCTTTTCGATCGGCTGGACACACATTCCACGATCTTTGTGCGGGATCTGCCGGAGAGCATCCGCATTCCGGCACTGGACGGACGTCGTCCAGATGAAGTCGTACGTCCTTTTGAAGACGCCACCATTGATGACCTGGCGTTTGCCATTCAGGGGCTCGAGGTCGAGGCCCGGGTTCTCCACCACCGTCTGAGCGCCTTGCGAGGCGTATATGAGCTCGCGCGCAGGCGAGGTGCCCTGGGCATCGCCACGATCGCGGACGCGTTCGCGTCCCTTGGCGATGAGGGAGCACGCACATGAGCCTCCCCATCATCACAGCCGATCAACGGTTGGCCGAACGGCGCGGCGTCAAAGGTGTGCTCATGGGGAAAAGCGGCATCGGTAAGACGTCCCAGCTCTGGACGTTGAAACCGACGGCAACGCTGTTCTTCGACCTCGAGGCTGGTGATCTGGCCGTTGAGGGCTGGGCCGGCGACACGATCCGCCCGCGTACCTGGCAGGAATGTCGCGACTTCGCTGTATTTATCGGCGGGCCGAACCCGGCACTGCGCGACGACCAGCCGTACAGCCACGCCCATTTCGACGCGGTCTGTGGCCGCTTCGGCGAACCGTCAGTCCTCGACAAATACGAAACCGTGTTCGTGGACTCGATCACCGTGGCGGGCCGCTTGTGCCTGCAGTGGTGCAAGGGACAACCGCAAGCGTTTTCCGAGAAGTCGGGCAAGCCCGACAGTCGCGGTGCCTACGGGTTGATGGGGCAGGAGATGATCGCCTGGCTCACCCATCTGCAGCACACACGCGGCAAGAACGTGTGGTTCGTCGGGATCCTCGACGAGAAACTGGACGACTTCAATCGGCGCGTCTTCTCGCTCCAGATCGACGGCGCGAAAACCGGCCTCGAGTTGCCCGGAATCGTCGATGAGGTGATCACGCTTGCCGAACTGAAAGGCGACGACGGCACGGGTTACCGCGGCTTCGTCTGCCACACGTTGAACGCGTGGGCCTATCCCGCCAAGGATCGCTCCGGGCGCCTTGATCCCATCGAGGAGCCTCACCTCGGGCGCCTGATGGAAAAGATCGCTGGCCCTGCCAAGCCCGCACCCGAGCGGCTCGAATTCGCTCGCCCCGGCGCCTCCCCAATTCCCGAATCCGTTTCGACCCAGGAGTCCTGATCATGACCTATTTCGATTTCAATTCCGCATCCGAACAAACCTCCTTCGACCTGATCCCGAAGGGCACCCTCGCCCGCGTTCGCATGACCATCCAGCCGGGCGGGTTCGACGACCCCTCACAGGGGTGGACCGGGGGCTACGCCAAACGCAACGACGCGACCGGCTCGGTTTACTTGAACTGCGAATTCGTCGTAATGGAAGGCGAATACGCGCGCCGCAAGATGTGGTCGCTGATCGGCCTGCACAGTCCTAAGGGCCCGGAGTGGACCAACATGGGGCGCACCTTCATCAAGGCGATCCTCAACTCTGCCCGCGCCGTCCACCCGGACGACAACAGTCCGGCCGCGCAGAACGCCCGCCGAATCGCTGGATTCGTCGAGCTCGATGGCATCGAGTTCCTGGGCAGGGTCGATTGGGAGAAAGACCAGAACGGCCAGGACAAGAGCGTCATCAAGGCGGCGATCACGCCCGACCACAAGGACTACGCCGCATTGATGGGTGGTTCCCGCCCAGCTCCCGCAACCACGACTGCGCCAAACGCCTATGCACAGGCCACCGGACGGGCCCCCGTCCCCGGGCGGCCCAGCTGGGCGCAGTAACGCGAGGGCGCGAACATGATGCTGCGTCCCCGCCAATCCCTGTTGGTCGAGCGAACGCTGGCTGCGCTCAACCAGCATGGCAACACGCTGGCTGTTGCGCCCACCGGATCGGGCAAGACCATCATGCTGTCGGCGGTGGCCGGCAGCTTGCTGGCCGAGCCCGATGCCAAGGCCTGCATCCTTGCCCATCGCACCGAACTGACCGGTCAGAATCGGGACAAATTCGGCCGCGTGAACCCGGGCGTGAGCACATCCGTGTTTGACGCCAACGAGAAGTCGTGGCGTGGCCAAGCGACATTCGCGATGGTACAGACCCTGTCGCGTCAGCCGCACCTCGAGCAGATGCCGACACTCGACCTGTTGGTGATCGACGAGGCCCACCACGCGTCGTCTCCCACGTACCGGACCGTCATCGACGAGGTGCTGGCACGAAATCCGAAAGCCGGCATCTTCGGCCTGACCGCCACGCCCAATCGAGGCGACGGCAAAGGCTTACGCGAAGTGTTCTCCAACGTCGCCGACCAGATCACCCTGGGCGAGATGATCGCGGCCGGCCACCTGGTCCCTCCACGTACTTTCGTGATCGATGTCGGTGTGCAGGAGGCGCTTCGTAAGGTTCGCCGTACCGCCATGGACTTCAATATGGATGAGGTCGCGTCCATTCTCGATAAGCGCCTCATCACCGAGGCAGTGATCGCCCATTGGAAAGAAAGGGCGTCGTCACGCAAGACCATCATCTTCTGCTCCACGGTTGCCCACGCAGAGCACGTATGTGAGGCCTACGTCGCAGCTGGCGTGCACGCCGTCCTGATTCACGGCGAGCTGTCCGACACCGATCGCAAGGCACGCTTGGCGGAGTACGAATTCGGCCGTGCCCAGGTCGTGGTGAACGTCGCCGTCCTCACCGAGGGCTACGACTACACGCCAACATCCTGCGTCGTGCTGCTACGACCGAGTTCCTACAAGTCCACTTTCATCCAGATGGTCGGCCGGGGCCTTCGCACTGTGGACCCCGAGGAGTTCCCCGGTGTCATCAAGATCGATTGCATCGTTCTTGATTTCGGCACGGCCAGCCTGATGCATGGCTCGCTTGAACAGGACGTCAACCTCGACGGACATCTGAGCGACGGCGAGGCACCAACCAAGGACTGCCCCGATTGTGGAGCGATCGTTCCGTTGGCCTGCATGGAATGCCCCCTCTGTGGCTACGTGTGGACGCCACAGCCAAAGGAGACGGGCGTCCTTACCGACTTCGTCATGAGCGAAATCGACCTGCTCAAGAGGTCCAACTTTCGCTGGTGTGATCTCTTTGGGTACGACGATGCCCTGATGGCCACGGGCTTCACCGCGTGGGGCGGCATCTTCTTCCTCAATGGCCGCTGGTACGCCGTCGGCGGCGGCAGGGGATTGAATCCGCACCTGCTAGCTGTGGGTGAGCGCACGGTATGCATGGCGAAGGCCGACGACTGGTTGAACGACCATGAGTCCGCCGACTCCGCGCACAAAACGCGCCGCTGGCTGAACGAGCCCCCCACCGAGAAGCAGCTTCGCTACCTGCCGCCGGAGCGGCGCGCCGATTTCGGCATGACGCGCTACCAGGCATCGGCGCTCCTGTCGTTCCAGTTCAACAAGGCGCCGATTCAGCGCCTCGTCGTGGCTGCGAACGACGCTTACCGGGAGGCCGCGTGACATGTGCCATCTGCACCCGGCAAGCCAGGGGGTTTGGCTGGTTCAATCCTCGCGTCAATCGCAGCGACCCCCATCACGACTCCGATCGGTGGGTGTTCTGTTCCATGCGCTGCCAGAGCGCCTTCGCTCATCTGATGGACAAAACGGAGGGCCGGATGGTCGACCCCAGTGAGATGGAGATTGCGGCAATGCAATCCTGCCTGTCGCCGTTGGGCGAGTACGTCGGCTCCATCGGCATGGAGCGCCCTCTCGTGGCCTACACCCGTGACGAGGTGCTCACGCTGATCGAGGTGGTGGTCACCGCCTTTCAGGAACACATGCTCATCGAGCACGAACGCCTGGCCGCTCAAGAGCGCGCATTCCTAGAAGAACGACTCGCGCGCCAGGGCAAGACGGAATCAATGGGGGCACCGCTCTGATGTTGGATTTCAATCACCGTCTGAAGCTTCACGAGCAGATAGGCAATCTCATCGACGCAGCCCTCACCCGGAATCGGGACTCGGAAGCTCCCCGTCGCTATCTCGGCGCCTCCCGTCTGGGTGTGACCTGCGAGCGCGCACTGCAATACGAGTACCTGCGCACGCCCGTCGACTCCGGACGAGAGATGCCGGGCCGGGTGCTGCGCGTCTTCGAAGTCGGCCATGCGCTGGAGGATCTGGCCATCCGCTGGCTGCGTTTGGCGGGATTCGATCTCTACACGCGCAAAGCAAGCGGGGGCCAGTTCGGCTTTTCCGTCGCGGGTGGTCGAATTCAAGGCCACGTCGACGGCATCCTCAACGCCGGCCCCAGCGATCTCGGTCTCCGCTGCCCTGCCCTGTGGGAATGCAAGACCATGAACGACAAGTCCTGGCGCGACACGGTCAAGCACGGTCTGGCCCAGTCCAAGCCAATCTATGCGGCGCAGATCGCGGTTTATCAGGCCTACATGGAAGGAAGCATCCCCGGCATTTCGAGCAACCCAGCCTTGTTCACCGCGATCAACAAGGACTCCCAGGAGATCTGGTTCGAGTTGGTGCCCTTCGATGGCGGATTGGCGCAGCGGATGTCGGATCGCGCGGTGCGCATTATCACGGCAACGGATACAGGCGAGCTATTGCCGCGCCACGCCACCACGCCGACGCATTTCGAATGCAAGTTCTGTCCCTGGCAGGACCGCTGCTGGAAGCCGGCATGATGGTCGACAACATCATCTGGCTCGACTTCAATGACGCGCCAGAGCAGCGCGATGACCTGAGCTCCGATACCGAGGCGATCCGCTCCGGCCTGTTGGGCCGGCTCGAAGCCGTACTCCATTACCTGTTCCCGCAAGGGTACATTCGGGGCGGTAAGTTCTACGTGGGCGACATCGATGGCTCACCGGGAAAGAGCCTCGTCGTCGAGCTCGAGGGCCTACGGCGCGGACTTTGGAAGGACTTCGCGTCCGACGAGGGGGGCGATCTCATTGACCTGTGGGCTCGGTCGCGGGGTCTTTCCGCCCGGCATGATTTTCCGCAACTGGCGAGCGAGATCCGACAGTGGCTTTCGCTGGCGCCACCGATCCCGTCTTCTTCGCGCCGCGACGTTCGCGCTGCGCCGATCAATGCGCTCGGTCCCCACACCGCGAAATGGGACTACTTCACGGCCGCCGGCGAACTCATCGCGTGCGTCTATCGCTACGACCCACCCACCGGCAAGGAATTCCGCCCCTGGGACGTTCATGCCCAGATGTGGCGTGCGCCGAACCCGAGACCACTCTACAACCTGCCGGCCATCTCGAAAGCTCGGGAAGTCGTGTTGGTCGAGGGGGAAAAGTGTGCTGATGCCCTGATCGGCCGCGGAATCGCTGCCACCACAGCGATGAACGGCGCCAAGGCCCCGATCGACAAGACCGACTGGCGCCCGCTATCCGGCAAGGCTGTCGTGATCTGGCCGGACCAGGATGCGCCCGGGTGGGATTACGCCGAGAACGCAGCAGGCGCTTGCGTGGCAGCCGGCAGTACCTCGGTCACCATTCTGGTGCCGCCGGCCGGCAAGCCCGACAAGTGGGATGCAGCGGACGCGGTCGCAGAAGGCTTCGATTTTCGGGCGTTCATCACGCAAGGCGAGCGCCGTGTGGTGAAGGCAGCACCTCCTCTGCTCACCACTTTCACGATGGGTGCCCTCCTCGACGACCACTCGCCGCTACCTCCAGATCTCATTTCGCCGCGCGTCCTCACCCCAGCGGGCCTCTTGGTCTTCGGCGGCGCGCCGAAGGTGGGGAAAAGCGATTTCCTGCTGTCGTGGCTCGCGCACATGGCGGCCGGAGCAACTTTTCTGGGCATGTCCCCTCCCCGACCGCTGCGCGTCTTCTACCTTCAGGCTGAGGTCCAGTACCACTACCTGCGCGAGCGGGTGAAGGACATTCGTCTGCCATCGCATCGGATCCCGGATGCGCGGGCCAATTTTGTCGCGACACCGCAGCTGCGGTTGGTGCTGGATGATGCGGGTCTCGCACAAGTCATTCCGGCAATCGCCCACGCGTTCGGCGGCGACTACCCGGACATCATCGCAATCGATCCGATTCGCAATGTGTTCGACGGTGGCGATGCCGGTGGCGAAAACGACAACGGCGCGATGCTCTTCTTCCTCTCCCAACGGGTCGAGCGCATTCGGCAAGCCGTGAATCCGGACGCCGGCGTGATTCTCGCGCATCACACCAAGAAGCTCGGCAAGAAGCAGTTCGAGGAAGACCCGTTTCAGGCTTTAGCCGGCGCCAGTAGTCTGCGCGGCTATTACTCGACCGGAATGCTGCTCTTCCGTCCCGATGAGATGCGGACTACGCGTCAGTTGATCTACGAACTGCGAAACGGCGCCGGCATACAGCAGAAGCACGTCGACAAAATCCATGGCGAATGGCGTGAGGTCGACGCCAATGCCCGGATCGTGATGCGCGATTACGGCGAGCGGCTTGACGCGGAACGGCGCCGAAAGCGGGACACCATTCTGCAGATCCTGTTCGAGGAAGCCGCCCTCGGGCGCTGCTACACCACCAATCAGTTCGCCGAAGCGTTCGAAGGCAAAGCCGGCCTGGGCGGAGAGCGCACCGTCCGTGAACGCATCTCCGCGCTATCGACTCAGGGCTACATCAAGTACTTCCGGAACGCCGCCGACTACGGCCTGCCATCCAGTGGCCGCACCAAGTTCGGCTACCTCTGCGTGGAGGACATGGTCCTGCGCCGGCCCGCGGGTGACCCCGATCCGGCCACGGGTGAACTGCCAATGCGTGATCACCGCGTGCTCCCCACGCACTACAAGTGCCCCCAATCCGGCGCGGCAATGCCTATCGAGAACCCCGAGGTGTGGGTTTACCAAGACGACCCCATCGACCCGCAGGAGAACGAATGAATACGCACCAGCAAGTTGGCAAAACTTTTGCCAACTGGACCTCGAATTTTGCCAACTGGATTCAGTTGGCAGACATCTGCCAACTGAAATTCCAAGACATTCAACCGCTTACGTCCAGTGGGCAGTTGGCAATGCCAACTGAGCTTGCCAACTTGCCAACTGCCGTAACCCATTGTCGCCATTCAGTTTTCGGCGGAATTCCAGTTGGAGAAAACTCCCCCTCCTACTACGTAGGAGAGGGAACACCGGTTCCCTCCTCCCTACGTGGGAGTCCCGGCGACCTTGGAGGACCGGACCACGGTGGCCTGGACTCGGCAAACATCCTTGCCCTGGATCTCGGAACGCAGACCGGGTGGGCAACCCGCACCCGCGATGGCGCCGTCGTGAGCGGATCGGAATGTTTCAGGCCCCACCGATTCGAAGGCGGCGGAATGCGCTGAGCTATAACCGAATCTGGTGTACGGCAATGAGTTGAGGAAGGCGGCGTGACCTGCTGGAATGCGATTGTCGAGATCGTGTTTCAGCCACCCACTTAAGGGAGTCACGCCACCCATGAAGAAGGATACGGTAGTTGAGTTTCG